CCGATACTAGCGTCCCGAGTCGGATCCTTTTCATCGTTATCACTGGAATACTTTGGCTTAGAAAAATTGAAGCGTTTATCACGAGGACATCCAATATTAGGCAGAATGTTTTATCGGAATCGTCATACACGGTATTTCGAAGAGAGTTGTACGAAAGAGTCCCAAAAAGTAACAGGTTGCCCTCGCGGCAACTGTGATTGCGACTATACTCTTCAAGGAAAAATAGGGACGATAGCAGAAGGCTGGCAATGTACAGTGCCTCGGACAAAGAATGGAGTTCGGCTTACTAATGATCAACGTATGCAGGCGGTGATGGATCAAGTAGTACTTAGTTTTACTATAGCGCACGACCAGATAGTGCGAACCACAGGGGGATCTACGCTTAACGCGTTGAAGCAGATAATAGATGCAAGTCCTAATATGACGCGCATAGAGCCGCCTTTTAAACACACTTATAACCCAACTGAACTGTCTAACGACTTACATCCGGATATCTACGAATTGTTCCGAGAGTTAGACATGTGGTATTTGCAGCGCCTTGGTATGTCAAACCTTAATTTAAAGGGGTTCTATGTACGGGAAATTGATGATCCTGCACTTATAGGTGACGACTTTCCTACCTTGGCTCAATTAGCGTGGAATATTAAAAGTCCGTATAAAAACACCTTTGGGACCTACAAAGGACGAATGCCGGTGGTGTCCAGTTCTATAGGCATAGACGAACGCATTATAACCCAGATAAAGGGGTTTGCGCGAGATCAGATGCCCAATTCGTATCTACGCAGAATAATAGATCAAATTCCTATGGTGAAGACTTATTTCTATCAAGTACAGCAAACCGCGCAGTTTCTTAACCGGTTGCGACCAGACCTAGATATTACAGTGGATCTGGAATCCATGCCGCTGCATACGGGAGGTGGAAATAACCCTGGGCAGCGGGAGTCTCTTATTTTACAGGAAAAACCCCTAGTTACGTTGGAAATTAATCCTAAAGGGCGAAAAAGAGAGATAATGGAAGCGTCGGTAGAAGCAGTCGCTAATTTCGTGGCTACGGGCATACCGCCACATATTGGTTTTAGTACGACCGTTAAGTACGAAAATCAGTTTCTTCTTGGTAAAATACGAGATCCAGAAAAATATGAGCGAGCTATGAAGAAATTTCGCTTGTTTGTGATACCGAACATGGTATACATAATAATGGAGCGAGCAGTCTCAAAAATGCGTATGGCTTTAGACAAAAATCGGATTCGGGTTGGCCATAAATGGGTGTGGGGAGGAATGCAAGAGCTTTTTCGAATAATAAATCCAGATCGTTCACGACGGATTTACTCAGACGGAGATTTTACTAATTGGGATGTGTCGGTCATGCGCATATTAGTGGAAATCTATGAATCGGAGGCCATGGCTTATTTTTGCCGAGAAAAGGATCCAGATCTTTATGACCTTATCAAAGCCATGTGCCATCATATAGCCTTACATACAATCGACCGCCTACAGCATATTTTCTTTGATATATGGGCTCGAGTCCAAGGGCACGTGCCATCCGGAGCGTATCGCACCTCTCATATGAACTCTTGGATAAACCTTTTCCTACATTGCTGGTATGTAGTGTTCCAAATTTTAAAAATGAAACCGGCAGATCAAAAATATGCGTGGAAGCACGTAGCGGAAGCAGTCATTTACATCGTGTACGGAGATGATCATTTGCAGTCTCTGAAAAATGAGCCCTTTTGGACGAAACATTTCGCTTACGAAGGATTTGTGGTTTGGTTAAAAAAACATTTTAATATGGAGATACGCGATATCTACCAGTCGGAACATTTTGAGACTGAAGTAACTTCCGAAGGAACCATTAAACGTAGAGGTATATGCTTTTTAAAACATTATGCCATAGTGAATCCTAATAAAATGGAGGGGCAGGCAGAGTTTATACCTTGGAGGCCTACGCTCGAAGTATTGCCAAAGATTGCGTGGGGCCGAGAGCCTGGCAGACGAGACTTAGTTGACGTGGCATTGTCAGTTCTTGGGCATGCTTATGGGACCTATGGAGCAAATCGTCTTACTTATGATATCTTATATTTCTTGTGGAACCGTTTGGCAAGCCGATCAGTCCACGGCACATCTTTTTCTTTGATAGTACTATCGGAAGCTACCAGACGGTGGGATACTAAAAGATTTAAGCAGTACGGAATAGCAGTGGAACACTTTTCCGGGCGTTTCCCGACTTGGGAGGGTTTGCAAGCAAAAAACGAGTACAAGAAATCCGAACATGAAAGTGTGTTCGTGGTAGATGAC